ATTATTTATATAAGACATTAAAGCGCGATAACATATTGCCTATTGTAGTCTCAAAGGAATTAAAGGATGAAGGTGCTTGGATTAAAGGCGCTATTGATCCTGCGAACCCCATGGTTGCGGAGCAGCTCAGAGTTTATGGGATAACTTTAATACCCGCCAATAACTCTGTGGAGGCTGGAATTATCCGTGTTTGGCAAATGTTGGACACGGGTGAACTAAAAGTTTTCAGTGATCTTGAAGACTTTTTTATTGAGTACCGGGGGTATTCTCGGGACAAAAACAGCAAAATTGTGAAGAAAGACGACGATCTTATGGACGCCCTTCGGTACTGGGTCATGACCGGCATAACTTATTTATCAGCCAAACCTCCCGAAGAGGCACCGCCTATGATTTTGTCACCTATAGCCTCTGGCGTGGGTTGGATGGGATACTGAAAAGGAGATTTTATGCATAAATCGAACCAGATCTCTCTAAAAAAGCACGAGGCCGACAGGGCCGGTCGGACTTATAAAAGACCACCATCGCTTGAGATATCAGCGAAAAAGGGTGGAGTAGTCGTGCGGTCACCGGACTATATGTCTGGTGGGGACACTCCGGAAGAGGTCATGGTGGACCATAAAACCGTTTTAAAGCGTGTGACCCGGTATTTAAAGGATCACGCTAAAGATTGCGGCGGCGAAGAAAAGAAAGAGAAAGAGTAAACCGTGGCTAAATACTCAGACGAAAACAAACCCGGCACCAAGAAGAAGGCACCTGAGCTTCTTAAAGATGTCGATGAAGAATGTTTTAAGCGTTATGAGGATTTCTCACGCAATAACGACGCTCAATTAAAAGAATGGAAAAAGGAATGGTCGGATGATATCAACTTTGTGGATATCCCCGGTGAGCAGTGGGAACCCATGGCAAGGGCTAATCGCACCAAGGAGAGTGATCCACGTCCGACTTTGGAGTGGGATCAGACTTCCGCCTTGCTTTCGCAGATCATAAATCCGATCCGCAGTAATCCTCCTGGTGTAAGTGTTATCCCGAACTCGGTGTCCGCCGACGATGTGGCATTGAGTACAGCCAATACGATAGAAGGTCTTCTACGCTCGATAGAAAAATCTGGCGGTACATCAGCTTTGGTGCATGCTTTCGAAAAGGCAGTTAAAGGTGGTTTCGGGGCGATGTATTTAGAGGTGGACTTTGAGAGCGACGACAGCATGCATAAAATCGTAAAGGTGAAAAAGGTCTTGGACTGTAATGATATCCGGTGGGATACATCTTATGTAGAGCCCGACGGGTCCGATATCATGGAAGCCTCTATCGACCAGCATTTAACAGCCGAATCTTTTAAGGCTTCATTCCCGGAGATACCCGACAATTGGTTCGACAGCTTGCCAGGCATAGCTAATACCATGGCTTGGGGGACAAAAGATAAACCCATCGTAACAAACTTTATGTATGTGCACACACATGCTGAGAAACTTTTCCAGTTAAAAGAAAAAGATGAGAGTGGGGGTAATTTAACTGCGTGGGAGTCTGACGGCGTGGAAATGGATGATATCGATTTAGACGAAGACGGTAAAAAGATATTTAGGCTATCATCTAGGCGCACCATAAAGTGGAAGAAACTAGCTGGCGGTTATCAGTTGGAGTCTATAGAGTGGCCCGGTAATAATCTCCCCTTTTATTTAGTCCCTGGTAAAGATGTTAAGATAAAAGATAAAAGATATTTATTGTCGGCGACACGTAAGTTAAAAGATCAACAGCGTTTTATTAATTACAACATCAGCGCCATGGCTGAGCGTACAGCGATGAGTCCACGTGGTCACACGAAGTTTGCGATAGGCACATTGACCCCACAACAGGAAGCTGTTTGGGCGACTATGCACTTGCATAATAAACCGCTGCCCTATACCATGCCGGATCCTACAACCCCTACATCCCCACATTTACCGGCACCGGAATATATATCCCCGACAAATTCGGATCCTGTTCTTACGACTCAGTTGCAGATAGGTGTTGAGGGTTTAAAGGGTACCAGTGGTATATATAATCCAAGTTTGGGTAAATCTGAGCAGGATTTATCGGGTGTGGCTATTAATGCCTTGCAGCAACAAGGGTCTGTCACCAACGCTGACTTTTTAAGTCATGCGGTGAGAGTGTATCAGAGACTCATGAATGATGTCTTGGACGTGATCCCACACTATTATGATAAACCCAGGCAGATGGAGATAGTTGGTAGAGACCACGCCATGGAAACGGTTTGGATCAATAGATCGTACACGCCTTACAATAAAAATGGATCTGTACATTACGATTTAACCAAACGGAAATACAAAGTGACCGTTGAGATAAGTAAATCCTATGAAACGCAAACCCAACAGAACGCGGATTGGTTAAATAACTTAAATAAATCTAATCCGACAGTCGGACAGGCTATACCGGATTTAATAGCCAACTTAAATGGTCGGGCAGTCGGTGCTGACCAGGGTTTATTAAAAGAAATTACCGGGCGTCTTAAGAAGACGGTGCCTCCGCAGCTTTTGGCTGATGATAAAGAAGGACAACCGCAGATACCTCCGCAGGTGCAGGCAGCTATGCAGCAGTCACAGCAGCAGATGGCGGGCATGCAAGAACAGATGCAAGCTATGGGCGCTGAGAACCAACAGTTAAAGTCCAAGCAAGATATAGAAATGAGAAAACTGGATATTGAAGAGTTTAAAGCTGTGACGGAGAGAGCCAAAGTTGAAGCGGAGGTTGGATTAAATGTCAAAGTGGCTGAAGCCGAGGCTCAGTTCAAAATCGATAACATGCACCTCCAGGCTATATCTGGAGCGGAGACCGAACATATACGTGCGGCGACCACTCATGCTTCGGATTTGTTGAAATTTCAGCAATCACAGCGGATGCAGCAGCAGGGTGACCCGAATACTCAGTTAATATCACAGGACTCTGTTAATGGACCACAGGAACCAATACAAAATCCTGGCACAGGTGGGGAGTAATATCCTTGCTTTAATTCGTGGAGAAAACCATGCTTGAAAAAACAGACGCCTCCAATTTCCAAGTTGACTCGCAGGTCACTGCTGTCGACGCTTCACCTACCACCCCTCCTATAGAGGTTTCGGAAAAGTCTACGAAAGTAGATTCACAACCGGAAGCTGCTGTAGAGAAGCCGGAAGCTGAAGCACACATCGACGCCCCTTCAGAGACCGACGAAAAAACGGAAACCAAACCCGAGGTTATTAAGAGAGATCCTATACAGAAGCGTATTGACAGGATCACCAAAGAAAAGCACGAGGCTTTAAGACTTGCTGATAAGCAGGCTAAAGAGATCGCGGAACTACGAGCTAAAATTCCCGAGGCATCGACTCAGGAACCTTTACTCGAAAATTTCCCGTCTTATGACGCCTACATAAAAGCAGTAAAAGAGCATGCCGTCGCTGGTGCACAGAGACAGGATAGCGACCGTCAGCTACATGATCAACTTTCCAAACAGCAAGAAGATCGTATAGCAAAAGCCAAAGAAAACTTTGATGAAAAGTTGGAAGAGGCTTTTGGTCGTATTGATGGTTTTAAAGCGCTCTATGGTAAATCACGTCAAGAACTTCCGCAGGAACTTATCCTACACCTACAAGAGTCTGAAATAGCTGGCGATTTGGCGCATGAACTTCTGTCGAATGAGGAATCATTGGATAGGATCCTTGACCGTGTTCACAATTATCCTAATGGGACGATTGATGTGACACAAGCCATACGTGAGCTCGGACGAATGGAAGGTCGGATGATGATTAAAAAGTCCGCTCCAAAAGCGGCACCGGTCACACCAAAGGTGGGGTCGTCAAATTCTCAATACACAGACGATTTATCCGATTATTCCAAATCACGTCTGAGACGTTATGGAGTAGGGGCTAAAGCGTAAACACTTCTGAAGGGGTAACTCAACATGGCAACTCAACTTAGTATTACACAAATCGCGTGTATGGAAGGTATCGCTGCCTTTAATCAGGACAGCGTATTTTTCAAAACATGCCGCATGGAGTACAATAAGGACTTCGAAAATTCCGGATACCGTTCTGGTAACTCCGTGAATGTTCGTCTTCCGACTATTCCCGGACCTTCGAACGTTGGCAACAACGTTAATCTGCAAGGTATCGTGGAAAATCAAGTACCTGTCACCATCTATCAGTGGAACCAAGCTTTCAGCTTGACCCTGAACCAGATGACGACCGCCTTGACCAACAGTGATCTCGCTGGACGTGCCATGGAACCCACGACCAACCGTTTGGTTCGTGACATGGAACAGTTCAACATGAAGGTTGCAGCTTTCCAGGCTTCCAATGTGATTAACACACCTGGGACGACTGTCGCAAGCAATCAGTTGTTCGCCAACATGCGTGCACAACTTAAGGGACAACTTATACCTTCGGACAAGTTGTTCGGAGCTATAACTTTCGACGTCGAAAGTGCGCTGTTCGGTTCGAACCAGTCTCTGTACAATCCGGCCAAGTTCATTGGTGACTCGTTCACTACTGGCGTGGTGCGGAATTCTGCAGGAGTGGATATCTACTCGAGCGCAAATGTTCCCCGTATCACCACAATCGCGGCTGCGGGTATTGGTACACCAGTATCTGGCACCATCACGGGTTCAGGGACTATCCTTCAGATCACCGGCATGGTTGCATCTGTGGTTATACCTTCCGGAACCAAGTTCACCATCGCGGGTGTCAACGCTGTGGATCCTCAGACCAAGCAAGACCTTGGATATCTCCAAGTGTTCTCAGCTTACTCTGGTTTCACGGTATCGGCTGACCCCACGGTATTGCCGACGTTTAACAGTTTCACTGCTTCGGCTGGAACTGCGAGCGTCACGATCACCCCAGCGATCTTAGGATCGACCTCTGGTGGACAGCAAACCGTAACTGCCGCACCTTCACCTGGTGCAGCAATTGTTTTCGTAGGCCAGTCGGCTTCCGGATCCGCTGCTCAGACTCGTGGTTCGTACTCGGCGAACATTGTCTATAACGACAATGCTTTTGTGTTGGCTTCCATCCCAATGGAATTGCCGATACAGCCTGGTATCGGAAAAAGGGTTACGGATAAAACATCTGGGTTATCCATGATCTCAAACGGCTCGTACATCTTTCAGTCAACCACCAACGCGTTCAGCATAAGCTGTTTGCTTGGCTTGGCTGTACCGCGCTATAACTGGGCGGGAATCGTGGCGGGGGTCTAACATGACGACAGCAGTACTACGTACCAACATCCAAATGCTACAGCCAGTCAATCTGACTGTGGCATTTAGCAACATCGTAAACCCGATAACGGTAGACATATCGGTGCCGGGAGTGGTGACTACGGACATGCTGGTGCTTACAAATAATCGAGTGCAGGATGGTGCACTCTATTTTTGGAACGCACCTTTTGTCCCCGTGGATGGTACCGTGAGAGTAACTGTGTGGCCAAACTTCGATCCGACGGGTGGTGGTTTCATCTCCGTCAGTTCGGCAGGTACATGGCAGCTAACGGTGCTCCGCCTCGGGTTTCCCGACGGTATGGCAACAGACTCAGTCCCTTTCCTGTAACTTATAACTCTTTAACAAAGGAATCTAATCATGGGTACTAATTTCGCAACGAATGACAACACCAACGCAACGGTGTTCTTGGATACACTGCCGAACTCGACAGTGGGCGACGGTCTTCGTATCGGTGGAACAGCCTCATCGCTGATCGGCTTATATGATGCTACTCCCTCAGTTCAGTCAGCAGCGATCACAGCTGTGACAGGTGGTTCATCGCAGGCCGACATGGCCGTCGCGGTTAACGCTTTAATCACGGCTATGGAGTCTCTGGGCAAAATAGCGGCTAACTAACTAACACATCTGAGTTATAGGGAGACAACTCCCTATAGCTCTTTTATGTAATCTGGGGTAAGAGAATGACTGGATTACAGTTTTGCACAGAAGCCGCTACCGACGCAGGGATGTTAATGGACGGTGCTCCATTAAAAGCTTCTGACGCGAACTACATAAACTCCAAACTGAACCAGATGTTATCATCATGGTCGGTTTCATTGGTATCTATATATGCTGTAGAGACGACAACGACATCGGCTCTTCCGAATATTGGCGAATTTACGATAGGACCAACTGGTGATGTGGTAGTTTCCGCAAGGCCGTTAAATTTTCAAGTTATACAAGTACAGTTCCCAGGGTCATTTCCTGTAGGTAGCTCACTCGTACAGCTATCACCAGGTGACTTTCAGTCTTTGTCTATACCAACATTGCAGGGCGTACCGGCATACTATTCATATAATCCGACGATCCCTAATGGTACCATAAATATTTATCCAGTCCCGACACAAAATTTTCCTTTAAAGATGACATATAACTTGCCGCTGAGTAACGCTTCACTTAACTCACAGTACAGCGTGCCTCCAGGTTATGAGATGGCGATTATTTCTAATCTCGCATGTCTTGTGTGTGTGTACTATGGGTTACCCACAGGGCCCGAGCTTCTTAATATCGCGACGTCTTCCAAAAGAATAATTGACGTGGCGAACCAAGCGGCTCTTTCTAAAAACCCGACTGGCGATATGTCAGCACCTGGAATGGGGCATGGCACTACACCGGTCGTTTGGTTTAGCATACCGTCATGAGCATAAGGACAGCGCAACCATTTGTGGGTGCGGGATATCGCAGCTCTTCTTTAAATGTGAGCGCCCAGCGGTGTATAAATTTTTATCTGGAGGCCGATAAAGAGGGAAAAACCCCAGCGGCTTTATTCGGTAGGCCCGGTACAACACTTTTCGCTGAGTTACCCGGCAGCGGATTTAATCGCATCAATGGCATGCATGTGACTTTTGACGGCAGGGTTTTCGTTATCCGGGGTGACCGGCTTTTTGAATTATTTGCCGACAGTTCCAGTATACTTCGAGGGACTATAGCCACAGTTATAGGTCCTGTTTTTATGTCCGACAACGGTGCCGCAAATAATATTAAAGGCAACCAGATGCTCATCACAGATGGAAACATCTATGTGTATGACTTCGGCACGAACCTGCTGGAATATATAACGGCTTTCTGGGATCCTCTCACTATGACTTATACAGATCCCATAGTACCCATGCTTTCCAGTACTTTTCAGGACGGATACGGGATCGCATCTCAGCCCGACACACAGAATGTGTTCGTGTCGAACTTATATGATTTTCGTCACTGGGAAGCTTTGGATGTTGCACAGCAGGAAGGTAACCCCGATAATGTTGTGGGGCTTATATCCAACGGGCAAGACTTATGGGTACTCGGTACTACATCTTACGAGGTGTGGTTTAACTCTGGTGCAGGAGCAAGCGCCTCAGGCGCAGCATACCCTTTCCAAAGGCGCTCGGGCTCTTTGACAAATATCGGGTGCAGCTCAGCAACCACTATCGCCACTCTTAATACGATAATCTTTTGGGTGGGTGGGGGAAAATTTGGACAAGGACAAGTGTTCATGTCCGACGGTTACAGCCCACGGCGTATTTCCACACATGCCATAGAGTCATATATAACTTCCTTGGGTAATGTGTCCAACGCTTTTGGTTATACAAAAGAGTGGCGTGGGCACTTATTCTATTTCATCACATTCCCCTCAGCTGAAGATGGGAATGGAAGAACTTTTTGTTACGACATAGCGACAGACTCGTGGAGCGAGGCTTCTACTTTAAACGAACTTAATGGTTTTGAAGGAAGATATTGTGCGAACTCACATATCTTCTGGAATAATCGACACTATGTGTCGAACTTTAGAAACGGAAACATTTTTGAAGAAGATGAAAACGAATATACGGACAACGGTGTGCCGATGATTAGTCGTCGTCTTGGATATCATATATCTAATAACGAGGACAGGCTATCTCTAAGAGAGGTCCAGTTCGAACTCGAAGGTGGTGTGGGTACACAGACAGGTCAGGGTTTTAATCCACAGGCTCAACTGAGGATATCCACCGATTATGGTCATACTTATGGGCCACAGTTAACGTCGGACATCGGAAAAGTGGGCGGGTATTTACAGAGGTGCATATTCCGTAGACTGGGATATGGGAGAGACTTTGTTTTGGATTTTTCGATAACTGATCCTGTTAAAAGAGTCGTCTTAAACTGTTTAACCCTTTCACCGAATGGACCTTTTTAATGTCAACTAAAGTCGTAAACACAGCCCCGCTGGGCGAAAAAGTTTTTATTAAAAGCGCCGAGGGTCAGGTCGCCATGACTAAACCGTGGGACGCACACTTTCGTGACGGATCGGCCACTCTAAAGTTTGACCCGGTTTTTGAATTATTAGGTGTCACCACGACAGCCACCTATGTGGGTGTCGGATTTAAAACTTTTACCACTATAGACTTAAATGTGAATATCACGGGTACCACCACCTCAGTACAGGGCACGACGCTCATGGTCCTACCCTTTAAAGCCTTCCAGGACGGGTTTTTAAATGTTTTTGACTCGACTTTTGGTGTAAAACTGTTCCTTGGGGTGGGTTTTATCCCCGCAAACGACAACAAGTGCTATTTGCCGAGCTGGGTATCGAAACCCAATATCTCACTAATAGGATCGTACCGTGCACAGGCAGGGAGTTAAAAGGAGTCCTTATGGCTGACGGGTTTTTCGACTATCTCACCGGACACGCTCAAGCGAATGCAGCTCGTAAGGCTTCAAGGTTACAAGCTGCGGCTGGCGAAAAGGCCGGTCAGGGTTTAACAGAACAGTTTCAATATGGAAAAGGTTTACTCGATCCTATCGCACGTCAAGCTCAAGGGGCTTATGCTGATTTAGGTGGTCGCGTCTCTAGTGGGCAGTTTGACATGCCCTCGTTTTCTTTTGATCCGAATAATATCACACAGAACCCTGGGTACCAATTTCAATTGCAGCAGGGGCAGCGTGCTTTAAATCAAAATGCTTCAGCTCATGGCAATGTTTTAGGTGGAGCACAGCAGAGACAGCTACAAGGTTTTGGTCAAGGGCTTGCAAATACTTATCAGAATACTTTTTATAACCAAGCACTCGGTACTCAAAAACAAAATCAGGAACAGAAGCAGCAACAGTACGAGAGATACCACCAACTCATAGCTCAAGGTATGCCTGCGACGATGGCAGCGGCGCAGTTGGCTAAAGAGTATGGACAGGATTACGGTCAAAATCTCTTAGGTATAAGTACTGCCAAGGGTCAGGGTATTTTGGGTGCGAGCGACGCGTTTGCTAAACAGCTCGGATACTTTGTCCCGCAACCTAAAGATGTCGCCTCTATCGTAGGATCGTTTATGAGCGGCGGCGGTGACAAAGCCGCTGCCCCTGCTGCTAAAGCAGCATAATTGTAAGGTAATACTATGCCACTACAATACACAAAACCTTCAGCGATAGAAACTATCGGAGTTGATATATCTGGATTTAATCCGGCTAAGATTTATGAAGCTGGGATAGATATAAGAAAACGTCGTGGTGAAGCTGCCGAAGCGGAAGCGAAAGCGAAGAAGGCTGAACAGGAAGTTGCTAAAGCCGACATGGCTGCTAAAAAAGAAATTTATGATAAGTTCATTCAAAATCGTGATCGCATATCGCAGGCATACCAAGAGGGGCGAATAAAAAATCCGGAAGAAGCTAAGAAATTGTTTATCCTGTGGAATAAAAGCTTAATAAACAGCCTCCCCTCCAGGTATAAAGTCGATGCGGAAAAAGTATCGACAGACATGTTGGAAGGTGGTGGCGAGCCTCCACCCGAAGCTTCAGTACAACCCGAAGCTTCTGTACAACCCGAAGCACAAGCACCTCCAGTCCCTGTTGCTGGAGCACAGACAGTGTCGCAGCAAGCTGACGACGCAAGAGAAATGTTGCGAGGGCCTGCGCCTCAGGCGGTACCACAACCACAACCGCAAGCACAACCGCAAGCACAACCAGCTGATGCTTTCCCTGGACTCGGGGTTATGCAAAATATTTCGCCGGAAAAATCCGGGGATATTGCGGAGCAAACTGTTAAAGCCAGAGCTCTTTCTACAGATGCAGGGGCTCCTGGGCTATACTCAGAACTTCAAAAGTTAAACGATAAATATTCTAAAAATCCAACGATAAAGGGATCTCCCGAAGAAATTGCAAAAGAAAAAGAGTTTACCGCTTTGTTGGGAGCTGTTGCAGGGACACCCTTTGGGCAAAATCTTAAAAAAGTATTTATGCCGGAGTCCACCAGTGCCCAGGCCATTGGTGTGGATTACTGGAGATCTCCAAAGGGCAAAGCCGAAGGTATAAGAAAGTATGAAACCTTATCGGAAGAACAAAGGAAAGCGTTCAAGGACGCAAATCCCGATTTGTCAACATCTGATCAGATTTTGAGGAAGGACAGACATATTGCAAAGGCTACTGAATTTAATGACGACAATTTAGTTCCTAAAACTCAAACTTACGCTGACGCTTATTCTGATGCGAAGAAAGAGATTTTAGCCTATCGAGCGAAATATGGATCTCAAAAGTTAAACAGCATAATCGACAAGGTGAGAAAAGAGTTTGGGGATGATAGGGCGACTGCATTTCAGACGGCCCTCAGGCTCGTAGCTGATAGACAAGCAGCGTTGCTGGGAGCAGGCGCTGAGACAGTTACTGGCTTACAACATGCGCAAAGTTTAATTGAAGGTAATGGAACATCGGACCAGTTGCTTACCCAGCTAGAGAAGGACTTCCACCACATTAACGAGGACACACGAAATAAATTGAATCAGGCAGGTGTGTGGGGTTCTGAGAAAAAAGGAGAACTGGATGCCTATTATAAGAAACGTGGTATAGGGGAGGGACAGGGGAAGGACAAGACGCCAGTTGCTGGACCCACAGAATCAAAATCGGGAAATGGACCAGGGTTTGGCAAGTCCCCAGACAAAAGATTAAAAGTAGATGTCAAAGTTCCTACGAAGGCGCTAGTCGATAGTCTAAGGCAGTTGGGTATCAAATATATAGATACGCCCCAGGGACCCAAGGACCTGTAATGGAAAATTATCTATTCAGTGGCTTCGGCGCTCCCTACCCGTCTTCCGCTGCCCAAGAGGTGGAAGATCCATGGGCCGCTGTTGGAGCTACTACTCCCGGCACAAAAGAGGTGGAAGATCCATGGGCAGCTGTTGGCGCTACTACTCCTGGTGAAAAACCAGAGCCCTCCACTTTGATGAAAACTTTGGGCGTCGTTGGGAAAATACTTGACCCTACAAGAGGTATCGCAAAAGATTTAACTAAGGATATTGCAGAAAAAGAAACTTTTAAAGTGACCCCATACAATCCGCATGAGGGGTCCAGTGCACGTTTCACTCCGGATCCTTTGCAAGAAA